AATTCAGATAGATTTGATAATTTAAAAAAGTTTTGGTTCCTAAATGAACAAGGTGAAAAAGAATTTTTAGAAAAAACTAGCTATGAGTAAAATTGTTTGTAAATGGAGAACTAATAATAACAGATATATGGTTAATCCAAATGGACAAGTATTTCAATGTTGTTACTTAAAAAAGAATTTTCATAAACCAGATAATGAAGATTATTTTATTAAAGGCAATCATCCTTGGGTTGATGAGTACTTAGATAACGAAGATGATTATAATTTAGATAATCGTAACTTAAAAGATATATTAGATAGCGATCTATTTAAAAAAAAATTACCAGATACTTGGAAAAATCCTGACACAGCTCCATATCCGTGCCAAAGATATTGTAAGGTAAAAACATAAATATGAGTATGGCCATTTCAAAAACATCATACAAAGACCTCAAAGAATATTGGGATTATCAAAGACTACTTGAATATAATAGAGAACTACTTAAAGCAAGATTAGAACAAATGAAAGGTAGTGTTTTTACTCAATTTGGTGAAGTTGATACTAGCGAAATGTATGATAAAATATGGACAAATATAAAAAGTGAAGATTTAGAAAAACCACCTGTAACCTGGATACCAGAAGATACAAGTTATAGATTTGAGTGGGAAGGTGAACCTGACAAAACAATTAAATTACCTAAACCTAAATCAGGTAGACCTGTAGTGTTAAGAGCTAAATATTTACAAGATGAGGATAACGATATATAAACAAAGAAAATATGAATCTTATGACTTTAAACCACAAGACCTTGACAAAGTTAAAGATTTCTGTTATAATAACAATATAAAATATTATACGATTAGTTATAATGATAAGGAGATAATTGAATATGAGCGACTTTCTAAAAGAAATAATTAAAGAAACAGGTAATGAATATGCTACACTTGTAAGTGAAGGTGTAGAAGCTGGTGATGTTGATAGTTTTATTGACACAGGTTCATATGCCTTTAATGCTTTACTATCAGGCTCAATTTTTGGCGGTATGCCATCAAACAAAATTACAGCAATTGCAGGTGAAGCTGCAACAGGTAAAACTTTTTTTGCATTAGGCATTGTAAAGGCATTTTTAGATAAAAACAAAGACGCAGGTGTGATTTACTTTGAGTCAGAAAGTGCGTTAACAAAAGATTTAGTTGAAACAAGAGGCATTGATAGTAAGAGAATGGTCATAGTACCAGTTGCAACAGTACAAGAATTTAGACATCAATCAATTAAAGTAATTGACAAATACCTTGAACAAGGTGAAGAAAAAAGAAAACCTATAATGTTTGTATTAGATAGTTTAGGAATGTTATCTACTACAAAAGAAATGGAAGATACAGCCGAAGGTAAAGAAACAAGAGATATGACAAGAAGTCAAATTGTTAAGGCTGCATTTAGAGTATTAACACTTAAACTTGGTAAGGCAAAAGTGCCAATGATTATGACTAATCATACTTATGACGTTATTGGTTCAATGTTTCCACAAAAAGAAATGGGTGGCGGTTCTGGATTAAAATACGCTGCAAGTAACATTGTATATCTTTCTAAACGAAAAGAAAAAGATGGTAAAGAAGTCATTGGTAATATTATACATTGTAAAAACTATAAATCAAGGTTAACAAAAGAAAATGCTTTGATTGATGTAAGATTAACATATAAAGACGGCCTTGATAAGTATTATGGTTTATTAGACCTTGCTATCAAACATAACATATTTAAATCTGTTTCTACTAGAATAGAACTACCAGATGGATCAAAACAATATGCTAAAACTATCAATAGTGAACCTGATAAATTCTTTACTAAAGATATTCTCGCTCAAATTGACGAAGCAGCCAAAAAAGAATTCCTCTATGGCGCAGAATAGATATGTATTTGCTCAACGTGATGTTGATGATTACAGTTGCATAAAGATTGTAGAAGGTGAGTATAAAGATGTCATATACACATATGGCCACGTAAAGTTTGCTTCTGAGGAAAATGAACGAGGCGAACTGCCTTTAAAGTTTGATTATGATGTTAAAAAGAATCCTAATAATGTTGACACAACTAGTGAAGATTTTAAACATTACATAGGAGATATATTAATTGAAGTGGTTGAAAAGCAGTTAGAAAATGGAACAATTAAATTTGAAAAATAACTATATTAAAACATATGACAATGTGTTTACTCAACAACAATGTCAACACTTAATTGATAAGTTTGAAGATAGTACACACCAACAAGTTAAAACTACACTAGAAAATCATATGTCATTTACAGAAATCAACACAAGTATGTTTGATGACTGGAAGCCATATACAGATATTATTTTTCCAAAGTTTAGACAGCTTATTGACAATTATATAAAAGATGTTAAGATAGATGATACAAAACAATGGCCAGAAAGATTTGGCTTTGAACAAGTAAGATTTAAAAAGTATGAACCTAACGGTGAAGATGAATTTAAAACACACGTAGATGTGACCAACTATAATAGTGCTAGAAGATTTTTAGTTTTTTTTATGTATTTAAATGATAACATTGGCGGCGAAACAATATTTCCTGATTTTGATATTAGTATAAAACCAGAAACAGGTAAAGTATTAATGTTTCCTCCATTATGGCCATTTAGACACGCAGGAAAAAAACCAATCAATCAACCAAAGTATATTATAGGAAGTTATCTACACTATGTCTGATCAATTTGAAAAAACACTTTTATCCAATCTAATACATAACGAAGACTTTACTCGTAAAGTTATTCCTTTTTTAAAAGAAGATTTTTTTAGAAATAGAGATGAGATAACCTTATTTAATATTATTAATAACTTTGTTGTTAAATATAATAATCTTCCTACAAAAGAAGCCATCTCAATAGAGTTGTCAAACAACAAGACACTTACCGAAGATGAATATAAAAATACAAAATTATTATTAAACAGTTTAACTTATGAAGAAGTTGAACAACAATGGTTGTTAGATACAACTGAAAAGTTTTGTAAAGATCGTGCTGTCTATAATGCTGTACTTAAAGGTATTAAAATTATTGATGGTAAAGATAAACAACATACACCAGAAGCAATACCAAGTATATTATCAGAAGCACTTGGCGTTTCATTTGATAGACATATAGGACACGATTACTTAAATCAAACCGAAGACCGATTTGAATATTATCATAGAACTGAAGAACGTTTAAAATTTGATTTAAATTATTTCAATCGTATTACAAAAGGTGGTCTACCACCTAAGACTTTAAATGTGGCACTTGCGGGTACAGGTGTTGGTAAATCTTTGTTTATGTGTCATATGGCTTCATCTGTTATAAGTCAAGGTAAAAATGTATTGTATATTACTTTAGAGATGGCTGAAGAAAGAATTGCTGAAAGAATTGACGCAAACTTATTAGATGTAACAATAGATGATCTCTATGAAATGCCAAAAGATGTTTACGATAATAAGATTTCTAAATTACAAAACAAAGTAAATGGTCAATTAATTATAAAAGAATATCCAACAGCGTCAGCTCACGCTGGGCATTTCAAATCATTAATTGATGAACTTGCATTAAAGAAATCTTTTAAACCAGATATAGTATTCATAGACTATTTAAATATTTGTTCAAGTAGTCGTTTTAAAGGTGGTAATATATCATCATACTTTTATATTAAGGCAATTGCTGAAGAACTAAGAGGTCTTGCTGTAACTTATGATGTACCAATCGTGTCTGCTACACAAACAACAAGAACTGGATATATGTCAAGTGATGTAGGTTTAGAAGATACATCTGAGTCTTTTGGTCTACCTGCAACTGCTGACTTTATGTTTGCTTTAATATCTAATGAAGAACTTGAAGAACTAAATCAGATTAAAGTTAAACAACTAAAGAATCGTTATAATGATCCTGCTGTCAATCGTGCATTTATAATTGGTGTAGATAGAAGTAAGATGAGATTGTATGATGTAGAACAATCTGCTCAACAGATTGTAGATAGTAACCAAGAAACAAAAGAAAAACTTGAAAAACCTTCAGGCCCACAGCCTGCTGAAGCTTATGATAAGTTTTCGGATTTTAAAATATGAAAAAAAAATACAATCATAATCAGGCAAGAAAAAGAAAACCATCAATCTATTACAAAACAGAAATGGTAAAAATTAATAATGAAATACTTTGGCGAGCTGTAGAAATGCCTAGTAAGTTAGTAATAAAAGAGTCTTTCTTTGAGGAAGATGTAAAAGAAATTGTTAAATTTCAAAATAAACATAAGACATTTGGTGTGTTTGGTTTTCCACCTTTCTTTGATTGTAGGAGTGAAAAAGAAAAATTGTCAGACAAAGGTAAATCTAACTACAATCCTAGAACAAGTACACAAAGAACTGGCCGATAGACATACATAAATAGTACATAGGAGAGAAAACTATGGCTTACGAAGCGTCTGAAATAATGACAGCAGTTGCTTTGCAATCTAATTTATCAGATTTAGAAAAAGTAAAAAATCAACTAGATTTAAAAAAATTGATTGACAAAGGCAAGAAGGTTGTCAAGGCTAAAAAAGATATTCAATTCGGTGATGACAAAACCTTTTCAGGTTTTAGTGCAAAACTAGACGACAAATTCATTAAAGATATGGCCGTAGGTGTATCTGCCGCTAAAGGTATTAGGCAGTATATGAAAAAGGCTTCAGGTCCTTTAACTGTCTATATGACAGGTAACGTATTTCCTAAAGATGTAGAGGATTTTAAAGTGAGTGCTTTTGGGTTTGAAGATTACAATTCATCTGATATAATAGTTTCAGCAGATAAGAAAAAGTTTTTTGGTGTATCTTTAAAGAAAAAGAAAGATGTTAAAGCTGCTGACCCAACTCTCATCAACAAAGCCTTTTCAAGTGTCTTTGAAGGAAAAGAATATGATAAATTAAAAAAAGAAATAACTGATTTAAGAATTAAATATTTTTCAGGTTTAGTAAGGAAGGCAGTAAAGGAAAAAATAATTTTAGAAAAAGATATTAACAACTATAAAAGATTAACTGATAAGGAATTATTTGAGTCAAAAGGTATAGATAAAAAACAATTTGGTGATAAAGGATACATTGACACAAAAGGATATGCGTCATCTAAAAAAGGTTATTTAGACGATAATACTAAAGATCCAAAAAGTATGAGATTTTTTGTTAATAAAGAACTGTCAGATAAAAAGAATCCATTATGGAGTAAATATAGAGAAGTAGTGAACAAATATTCAAACGAGTTAGCAGAGTCGCTACTTAATATAATATTAAAAACAAAACTATTTAAACAATTAGATGCTAAAAAAATAAAAGGCAAAGATTTTGATTTTGCTTTGATAACAGGTATAGGTGATGTGACGCCTAAAGGTGAAGTGAAAATTTTACCATCAAGTGTAAAGGCATTGAAAACGACTTTATGTGGCCTAACAAGAATTGAAAAGAAAGCAAAAAACCAAAAGTTTGCAGTTATAGTAAATGAAGAATTGTCTGCTAAATCAAATGCAGCTAAAATATATCTCACCCTAGTTAGAGGACAATCAAAAATATTAAATTTAGAAGTTAGATATAAAGGTACCTTCACACCTAGACCTCAGTTTCAAGGTGGTCTTGCAAAAGATTTTGAGACCATTATGAAGAACGAGTGTGGGTCTAATTAATTTTTTTATTATTTACTTTTCTACTTCTTCAAAATCAGTATCAGAATAATTATCATCTATCATATCAGATACTTCATCTAATTTATAATTTAAATCATTTGATAAATTTACATCATACTTTTCATCAAAATCACTAACTAAAGTATCTATTTGTTCTAATAATTTATCAACTTTGTTTTTCATAACATCATAGTCTTTTTGTATTGTCATA